GGTGAACCTAAACAGTTTGGTGAAACACTTATGGTATTCTGCACAGTCCATGCGTTTGGTAAGTCTATGACTTCACAATTACCTGTGCTTAACTTTAGAAACCAAGCTATTCCTAACCCTGACGCTATGGCAGTTAATACAGCTATGCAGCGTTGTTTAGCTAAAGCTATTGCATTACATGGTATTGGTCTTTACATCTATAGTGGTGAGGATATTCCAGAGTCAGAACAACCAGCTCCAAAGGCAGTATCTAGCAAGGACTTTCTATAATGGAAGCCCAAAGAATAGATGGAGTTGTAAATGAAGCCTGGCTTGCACAAAGAATAGCTAAGGTTACTGCATCACGTATTTCAGACGTTATAGCTAAAACAAAAACAGGAGTCTCTACAAGTAGACAAAATTATCTTATTCAAATTGTAACCGAAAGACTTACAGGAAAGAAGGCAGATAGTGGTTTTGTTAATCAGGCTATGCTAGATGGGATTGAAAGAGAAAGTGCTGCTAGAGAGCTTTATGAAAGAACTAGAGGGGTATCTGTCACAGAGGTAGGTTTCTTTGACCACCCTGTTATTAAGAATAGTGGTGCTAGTCCTGATGGAGCTGTAAATGCAGAAGAAGATGGTAAGTATGCAGGGTTGATAGAGGTAAAGTCGCCCATAGAGTCTACCCATACTAATACGCTTATTAGCAAGTCAGTTCCTAGTAAATACATACCACAGATGCAATGGCAGTTAGCTTGCACCGGTGCTAAGTGGGTAGACTTTGTAAGCTATAATCCTAACTTTCCTGAAGAGCTACAGTTATTTGTAGCTAGGGTTGACAGGGATGATACTTACATAGCAGAATTAGAAGCAGAAGTAATTAAGTTCCTAGACGAAGTAGACCAAACAATTTTAAAACTAAAGGAGTAGTATATGGCTGAGTATGACAACACAAACACGTTTACGTTAAACAAGAATGACAAAGGTGATAATCCTAAACGACCAGATTACAGAGGCAAGTTAAATGTAGATGGTATTGAGTTTACTTTATCAGGATGGGTTAGAGAAGGTGCTAATGGTAAGTTTATTAGTGGTGCTGTAGCAATGGTTGCAACTGATGAAAGACTTAAACCTGCTGTTGAAGGTGCAGATGAAGATGTGCCATTCTAATAAAAAAGGGGAGTTTTACCTCCCCCTAATTATTGGCGATACCGATTTTCTGAGGAACGCTATCACCCTCAATCAGTATATACTATTTATTCATTACGTACATAGTTACTTCAAAGCCAAAACGCATTTCAGTTGCTGATGGTGTTGTCCACATGGTAGTTCTCCTTTCTCTAAGATAGTAGAATTATACGCTTATGTGGATTTACTAGACACAAGAAAAGCATGAAAGGACTATAATGGATATACATAACTTAGAATTAGATATAGCGTGTTATGCTACTGCTGTGTACCATGAAGTTAATACAAGAACACTAGAAGAAAAGGTAGGTGTCATAAATGTCATACGTAATAGGTTACATTCTGGTCGTTGGGGTCGCTCTGTATGCTCTGTTGTTTATGCTCATGGTCAGTTTATTGGGGTTACGGATGAAAGTCATCCAGAAGTTAATACTAGGGCGTATTTGGAAACTAAACTTTTGGTTATTGATACGATTGTTCACAATAAATATGCAAATCCAGTTGCAAATGCTTTATATTTCCATGATGACTCAATACCGCCAAAAAAAGTATGGTTCGGTAAAAAGAAAGTAATTCACATAAAAAGGATGGTATTTTATTAATGAAAAAACAACCTGTAGCCTGGCTTTATGAAGAGTTTGATGTTAAGTCTGGTGACCTAAAGAAGTCTTACTTATGGTCATTTCACCCTAACCAACTCTCATATTTAAACGATTTAAAGAATACAACTCATCATATTAAGATAACACCATTAGTTCCTGGTGAGGCTGTAGAGGAATATAAAGGATTATCTAAGTACGATAGTAAACGATTAGTAGAAGCTAACAATGGACTCTAAACCACTTACACTAGAAGAAATTATGAAGGCTTATAGTAAAGCATTTCCAACAAAATATGAGCCAATGACTTTAGAAAGAATGATACAATTTGTTAGAATTATAGAACAACTGCATGGAGTCAAACATGACTAAAAGAAAAATGTATTCGGTTACTTACGATAAAGAACAAGCATTAAAAATTATGCAATATGTAAATCACAATCCACAGTCTAATAGAAAACAAATAGCTAAAGATTGTATTACTAACTTTTATAGGCTAAAATACTTAGAACAAGAAGGTCTAGTGCATTTACCAAAACCTTTACCTTACGGAGAACGAAATGGACTTAGCAGAAAAAGTAATTGATTGGATTGTTTGGGGTTTAATTATTGGTGGTATGGGTTGGTTTTTTTATGGTTGTTATCAGTTAATTGATTTATTTTATTTAAGGGGATAAGAATGGTTGATTTAGTGAATAGACCACCGCACTATTTACAAGGCGGTATTGAAACAATAGATGTGATTGAAAGTCGTTTGACTAAGGAAGAGTTTGTTGGATATTTAAAGGGTTGTAAGATGAAGTATGACTTACGTTATCCTTTTAAAGGTGCTTTTGCACAAGACTTAGATAAATCAGAATGGTATAAGAATAAGCTAATAGAAGTTATGCGTGATGAAGCAGCAGAAATTCCACCAGAACTAGAAGCTCAACTACAGAGGTTTGATGATGAATAATAAAATATATTGGGCGTTTATTGTGGTATTAGCTGCATTAGCTATTTGGGGAACAGAAAAGGCTTTAGGTCAAACTACTACTATACTAGCACCTGATGGTTCTGTAACAGTCTGCCAGGTAAGTGGTGGTGTGATTATTTGCGTCTAGTCATCCATAGGTGTTAATTCACCATAGATAGCTAGTTCTTCACCACTAATTTCCACCATGCTGTCGTCATCTAATGTGATGACTATAGTGCTATCGCCATGCAATGCTTCACAAGATACAATCACTCTGCCTAGCATGTGATTACATATAATTTCTACTTCTGACCGTTGCATAATTGTCCTAAGAAACATAGCCATTCCAACGCCCATTCTCTTTTAATACCATAGGCATTAGCTTTGGTTGACCGTTAATAATAACTCCACAACCTACAATAAAACGACTCTTAAAGTTTTTAGCATAATCAAATGCCATAGACTTTTGATGTATTAAACAACCGACCTGCATACCCCAAATAAGAGCATCTGGGTTACTGTAATAACCAATACTAAATTTAGTGTGATAGTGACCTTGCACCGTACTCATTCCATACTGCTGGGCTACCTTTAAAACGTCAGCAGACATACCATGAGTAAAGAAACACCTAGAGTTATCGCTTAGGGTTATGGTGTGGTCATCTACCCATTCCCAACCCTTTCCAACGCCTAAGAACTCATTGTAATGCTTTAGGTAGGCTTTAGGCATGCCATACTTTAATGCCCTACGATAAACTAAAGAGCTATGGTTAGAGTGAACTAATACCATCTTAGGAAATATCTTTTCTAATTCTTTTACGTGTTTTTTAGACTCTTCTAGCTCATGTCCAGCAGAGTATAAGTCTGGGTTATGTTCGTGCATAGAGATAGCGTGTTGGTCTAGCTCATCACCTATGTTGACTATGTGGTCAAACTTGTATTTAGTCTTTAATGCTTTTAGAAATGCAAAGGCGTCAGGATGGTGATAAGGAATATGTAAGTCAGATATAACTAAAACTGATTTATATTTCATAAAGTTCTCTAGTATTGAGATACTTGATTATATACCCAAAAACAATTTGCGTTCATCTAATCTTCTGTTTTGTAAACCTTTTAATATCTTGCCACCAGCTCTACAATATTTAACTAACGACTCCATAGCTTGTTCTTTATCGCCACGTAACAACGCTTGACGGATGGTGCTTCGTTGAAAGCAACCAAGACCAAGATTAAAGCAGAAAGATAGGATAGCGTCAAATTCGTGTTGTCTAAGAGGCACGTTAGGTAACATCTTAGATATTCCCAACTCGAAGCGATTGAGGTCGTGTTTAAGAAGTCCATCTACTTCAGCCTGTGTAAAAGTTTTGTTCCACTCTCTAGGCAAAGATTTACCATTACCGATAAGATGACCAACACCCACAGTCCACAGACCAGCAGGGCAAGTATAAGGCTTGTACCTAACACCCTCGTGATGTTTAATAAGTTGTATACCAGCATTAGATACCTTCACGTTTCTTTTCCCAAGTTCTTGAGCCAAAGTAAAAGCCAATAATAGAAGCAGTAATAGCCATTTCTTCAGAACCAAATACTTCTTGAGATGCTACTACAAAGTCTACACCTGACCACATAGCCCAAAATAATGAGATAAGGTTAATAAGAACTAACTCACCTACAAAGATAAAAGCTACTACAGGTCTTACCATTGCGTTCCAGTTCTTAACTGTTTTGCTTGCACCATCTACAAGTTTCTTGTCATGGTCATACAATGCTTCACGTTCTTGTGCGTATGTTTGTACTTCTATTTGGTCAAGTTTAATTGCTTCAATTTTTTCTTGAGATACGAAGCCAGCTTTTGCAAGTTCAAGTTCACGTTCTGTTTGAAGTTTAGCCATTTCTCGTTCATGTTTTTGGTCGCCTTTTTGTTGAAAAAATCCTAATAAACTTGGAAGTCCGCTTGTAGCAAAACCTAATATACCGCTAATAATACTAAACATTATTTATATCCTTTAGTTTTTTCATGTTCTTCTAAAAGTCTTACTCTAATATGTAATTCAGCTATTTCGGATTTTAATTGATCTTTTAGCTTGCCTCTAGCTTCAGCACTTTGAGGGCTGTCTATAATGACACCTTGTTCTGTAATAAGAATAGGCATTTTAGATTTGATGTTGATTAAGTCTGCTTGTATAGACGCCATTGAAGTAAGTAACCAAGCAATAGCAGAGACTATCACTGGGAACAACATGTTAGTTATTTTTTCCATATTCATTACAACTCCTTAGGGTCAAAACCAAGATGATTGGCTACACGTTTCTGTAGCTTTAAAAATAAGCCTTTATGACTTGTGTATTTATCAGTTTTAGGTGAATCAAGGTATACGCACATGTGTATGATTTCATGCGTTAGAGTCATTAAGACAGGATATAAATGAGAATGACGTGCAGTAGATATAGTTATAACATGAGGCTCACCTTGCTCTGGTGGTTCATATTGTCCACATATACTGTTATCATGCACAATCACAAAGTCTACTTTAGATGCAGGTGGAAGTTTATACTCGTCAAATACAGGGAACTCTATTAAAGCCGAATAAAGATTGGCTATATTGTTCTCTGTAATGAATGTCATATCGTAGCTTTAGGCTTAAATAGTTTAGCGTCAAATACTGCTGTTTGGTTTATCTCTGGGAAGTATATATAGACTGCTTGTTTACCTTCATAGCTATCAGACTTCCAACATCCTTCATGGTTTGCATGACCTCTTTCAGTTGCATAGGCAGCATAGTCATAACCTTGTAAGCCTTGTTTTTTAAAGGTACATTCTTCAGATGTTAATACTATTTCACCTGCTTCTGTAGCCATGCTCATTTCTTTTACAAGCTCTTTAGCTAATGGCATATCCATTAATAATAGCCAAAATACTACTAGAACTGTGAAATAAACAAGTGTTTTCACTTTCCTAGCCAATGATTGGTTACAAAAGTAATAAAGCCACCGATAGCAGAAGCGATTGCCATACCTGCCCAGAAACC